GGCGGCCGACGAACTGACCAGCCGCAGGTTCGCCGCCAGAATCTCCACGGTCACCCCGTCGGCAATCTGTCCGCCTCCGCCGATCTGCGAGAACGGAACCTCGTCGATATCGAGCAGCGCACAGGGCCATTTGACCGGAGGCGCCTCGTAGTCGAGCTGTCCCCAGTTCTTGTCGATATAGGCCAGCTCGGGGACCCGCTCGGCCAGCCGTTGCTGGACGGCCAGCAGAATCGTTTTGATGTTCGCTTCCATTTTGTCACTTAAAAGAGTTTCAGTTGCCGTTTGTCATCGGTTGGCTCCAGTCCTTTCAATTCGTTCGCGGGAGTCTTCAGATAGCTGAGCATCGTCCGGTAACAGCACGGGTAAACGGGATTCACGTACCGCTCCCAGACTTTGTAGTAGTTCTTCGCATTGTTCCCCGGCTCGTAGTGCTTTTCCACGATGTCGAGGACCAAACGGATGCGCCGGAGTGTATTTATGTGGTGCTTACCCATTGCTTTGGCAGGTTTTGTGATTATTTTTGTAGTGGCTTTCTTTAATCACTCGACCCGCTTTGTCGCACTCCGGCAGGCGGGTTGTTTACATTACCCCCCCCCGCGCGACCGGGGCTGTTATGCCTCGGTCATGCCCAGCGGGACGTACCGCCAGACGCCGTTGTCGTCTTTCCATTCCGCGCGGATATAGGTTTTCGACAGGTTCGGAATATAGGATTCCTTGATGATGGCGATACCCTCGTTGAGCCGTTCGTTGTGCAGCTCCTCGGCCAGCGTGTCGAGCTGAAGCACCTTGCTCGCCTTGAGGTTCCCGTTCTGATCGCGGGCAATAAGCCGCATGATCTGGTTGATCATCGCCTTCGTCTCGTCGTCCTTGATAAGACCCATGACGGCCTCCTTCACGATGGCGATGCCGTCCTCGACTGTATCGCGCCAGCCGTCCACGACGCACCGTCCGATGGTGATGCGCTTGTCGCCCGTCGAATTGGTGAACGTGTGGCTTTTCTGCCCGTCCTTCGTCCGTTTCAGCACGTCGGCCTTCATGTCGAGGATCTGCCGGAAATTGTCAAGCACCTGCTCCTTGACCGTGCGGATGTCGCCGCTCAGCTCCCGGAGCATCGGGAGGGCCTGTTCGATCTCCTCGTCCACCATCTGACCGTAAACCTTGCGGTCCTTCCGGGCCTTGTCGGCTGCCGCCTTCCGTTCCTGCTCGGCTTTGAATGCCGCGTACTGCGCCGCTTCCTCGGCGGTCATCTGTACTGTTTTCACTTCGTTGTCGTTCATTGCTGTAATGTTTAAGAATTGATTTGGTTTCGGAAATTTCGGGCAAGTTCATCGCCCAGGTAGTTGAAAATAGCTCGTAATATCATCGGAATGATTATATCCGCTTTCGGCGGATAACGCATCAAATGCCGATAAGGAAAGCCTTTCATAAAAGAGAGCGAATGAAGAGTGACGGTAAATCGAATGCCGTCCAAACATAGTTCGAACCCTATTTGAACAGAGAATGCGGAGTGAAGCGTGGCGAAATACGCAATGCCCCGCGCCATTTTTAGTTGTCGGTCTATGGTGAACCCGAATCGTTCCAGCGAGGCCAACAGACACTGCTCGAAATATAATTGATCGTCCATCGTTAAAACAGTTTGTATTGTCTGATCTCGAAAATGCGTGCTTTTACGGTCTTGATCGCGGCCGGAGGCAGCACGCCCTCTTCGGCCAGCAATTCGCCGAACGCCCACAGCAGAGCGTTCTGTTCCGAGGCGAACTCGCCCCATTTCCGGCCGGGATGGCATCCGCGGCTCGATCCGCCGATCATCCAGGTCGTAGCGGCCACCCAGACGCCGTCCTGTTGCCCGATATGGACTTTTACATAATCGCGGCCGTTGGTGTAGAGAATTTCGGTTCTGTATTCGCCCGACTGTAATACGGGGTAATCGTACCACGGGGCCGGGAGGTCGGCCCGATTGTCGATTCGCAGGTCTGCGTAAGGATTCGATTTCATAATGCGTTGTCAATTAGGAAGTCCGCCGAGCGGCATGTAGATTATCTGCGGCCGGGGCTGCTCGGCCTGTCCGGTCGGCCGTTCCGGCCGGGGATTCAGCCCGCCGCTGCGTTGGATCGCGCGGAGTTTCAAGGCCAGCACGTCCAGCTCCGGCAGGGTCAGCGCACCGAACTCCTTTCCGGCGATCCGGCGGTCCCGGCAAAAGGCATTGATCCGCGGCCAGTCCGTCGTGTCGATGCCGAGCTGCTGCATCAAGCGGAGCGCCGCCGACCGTTTCTTTTTCCGGAGTTCGTGCTGCGGGTCGGCCGTCGAACGTTCCAGCGCGTCGCACAGGGCGTCGTACTCGGCGGTGGACATGGCCCGCAGACTCGACGTCCGGCCGTTGGTGTACTGCTGCACCAGGCGCTCCTTCATTTCGTCGTCGTGGAGCGGCAGACGGTTGAATAGCTTGTAGAATCGTTTGTAGGTCATGGCGGATATGGTTGTTTATTCGGTCAGATAATATTTCGCGGCGCCCTCCTCCCAAATGGTGAAGTACGCCTCCGCGTCGTCGGTATAGCGCCCCTGACAATATGCCCGGTAGCCTTTGGTGTGGATTTTCACGCCGCAGTCGAAGCGGATGTCGTCGGCCATCTTGCCCTTCGGCCGCCCCTTGTAAACCTGCGACACGAGGATGAACGACTTGCGCGGAAAACGGTCGAACAGCTCCTTTTTCAATCGGTCGAAACTCCGCACGTCGAGGTACTGCACCGAGTCGATGATAACGAAATTCGCACTCTTGGGCCGCTCCAACCGTGCGACGAGATCGGCCACCGTCAGCCCCGTCACGACCTTGAATTTCCCTGCGACATCCTTCATCCCGAGCCGCTTGATCCGTTTCTTGAACGAGAGGTTTGCACCCTCCTCCAGACTCACGTAATCGACACGCCCATAGTCACAGAGTTTCTTGCCTAACAACATGACGAACGTACTCTTACCGCTGGCCGACTCTCCGTCGATGAACCAGCGCTCGAAGCGGGAGGGGCGGCCGAAGGCGGCCTCCCACTCCCCGTCCAGCGGAAGTTCCGGGATATTCAGATTCTCGATCTCCGAGGGTGAATAGGCCCGCATGACTATACCTCCTCTCCTTTGGTGATCAGCGAATGGACCCGACGCAGGCTGCCGTTGCTCCGACGGGCGATCTGCCGGAAATCCGTGCCCTCCGGAGTGTTCGCCTGGGCGATCATCATGGCCTGGCCGAGCAGGAACTTCCGGCGCTCGTCGCCCTCGGGCGGCGTGATGCTGTTGTACTTGTCGCCGCAGCGGCTCCGGATCTCGGCAAACCCTACCGTCTTGAACTCGATGCCGCGCTCCAGCTTGGCCTTGAAGCCGTCGGCCCCCATCAGATACCACGAGCAGCAACCCTCCGTGCCGTTCCATGCGGCCTTGATCTCCAGGAACGCTTCATACACCAGGTCGCCCGCCTCGTCGAGGATGATCTGCGGATGGTCAAGCGTCCGCAGGTAAAACACAAGGTCGTCGTAGACGTCCGCATAACGGCTGACGGAGTTCAGACCGAACTCGCGGGCGATGAAGCGCACCAGCCGCTGCTTGGTCTTCACCTGCGAGCAGTCCACGTAGACGACGTTCTTGTGCGTTTTGGCGTGGTATTGTGCGGCGACCGTCTTGCCGATGTTCGGAATATCGCAGAACATGCCCGAAAGGCTCTTTGCGCGGCACAGTTCCAGTTGCGAAGTGAGGTATTCGAAAGTCGGCGTCTTGACGATCTTCCACTCCGCGCCGTCGTCGAGGCTCACGCCCAGCCGCCGGGCGATGGACATCCATTTCGCGTCGCTCAGCTTCTGTTCGGTGTTGCCTTTCTTGATCTCGCTGTAAACTGAGGTCGAAATGCCCAGGGCGACGGCGTGTTTGGCGTCCGTGGCGTAATTCTGCCTGTTGCCGGATATGGCCAGCACGATGCGGGTTTTAATGTCGTTCGAAATCATATCTCAACGTGTTTTATTATCGTTCTAAAGCTCATGTTTTGCCAGCGCCGCGTAGTCGATGCCGAAATCGAATCCCTCCGCCTCCTCCGGCGGTGCGGCAGGGGCCGCTTCGACGATCTCCGGCTCCTCATGGGTCGGAACATCACCGGGCAGGAGCCGCACCTTGCAGATCTTCTCCCGAGCCATCATGGCGTCGAACTGCGCGTTGTATTTCGCCTGCTCGGCGTAGGCTTCACGGTCCCGCTCCGTCTGCTCGGCCGTGGCCTCGTTATAGGCTTCGATACGGCGGCAGGTGGCGATATAGGCCCCGTGCTGGTAAATATACACCTCCGGGACATTGCCCTGCTCGTCGGGCAGATAATAGGCCTCGACGGTGTAGTCGTTCGGCGCGAGCCGTCCGATCAACTCCGGCGAGGGCAGCGCATAATCTTCGTAATGGACCCGGCAGTACTTGCTGCGCCGGATCGACGTGCGCACCTCCTCGCCGATGAAGCGGTAGAGCAGCGCCTTGTCCACGGGCGCGAGATCCGGATTCTGGTAGCGGCAG